CGATCGTGCAGCGCGCGTCGCCGAGATCGGCGTCGCATGTCAGTTGCAGCAAGCGCCCGCGCTGCTGCTGCAAATAATGCGCAAGACCACGAAGCTCGGCGGTAAAGCTCGCGCCGCTGCGGCGGACTTCCCCGATGCTGCCCGCACGCATAAGCACACGCTGACTCGGATCGTCCCAATTGACGCGATAGATCTCGATGCGCGCATCATCGAAACGTCCCGCCGCAAGATCGTCATCGGTCAACGTCGCGGACGACAGCGCACCGTTGACTTCAAGATTGTCGACGGCAAGCCCGAGACTGTCTTTGATGTCGCTGGCGGCAAACCCACTCGCCGCTTCGTATGTCGTTCCTGCGAACGTCACCGCCCTATCGTGATCGGTAAACCCCATGATGACGCCGTCGCGGCGCGCAACGCGCCAGCACCAGCAAAGCGTCGTCGCGCCTGATGCGAGATGCGCGGCGAACTCAGGCGACAGCGTTTTCATAGCCGCACCTCGACGATCGGGATGTTTGGAATGGCGCCCGATGTGAAACCCGACAAGCTGATCTCAAGCTTATCGGTATCGAAGCGCACTGGAACGTCGAATTCGAAACCCGCCGAGATGCTTTGCCCGGCGGCGGGAATGTGCCCTTCGAGAAACGTCACAACGCCAGTCGAGGGATCGACGGCGAAATCGGTGGCCGCAACGAGATCGAGGCCGGCGACCGCAATTTTCACTGTGTCCGCGACGGGCTTCTTGATCTCGCGCGTCCACGGTGCAAATGCGCTGCCGTAGGTTTTCGTCAGTTGAAACGCTGCCGTCGCGCCGTCACCCGTGCCGATCGTTTGATCGAGCGCGGATGGCGACCCATTCGGCGCACACGATTTCCAATCCATCGGATCGCGCCAGCGGAAAGCATGAAGACGTCCGCGCCTTTCTTCAAAAAAGGCGATGATCTGATGCAGATCGTCGAGCGATTTGACGCCGTAACCTGCATTATAACTTCTGCGGCTGTCGGCCCAGCGGCTGTTACGTTCCTCATATCCGGAACCAAGGACCACGACATCGGTTCGCCGCTCGGGGCCGCCCTGCGCGTTGCGCGAAATCGCCGTCGGAAATCGGACGTCGTGAAAGGACATGATGTTCTGCTCAAATTTCCATCGCGTTGAACGCCGTCTGTCCTGGCGCTCCATGGCCGAGTTTTGACCCCGCCATCCAGAATTACTTGCTCGGTTTTAGTGTGTGGCGCTGGATGGCCGGCTCCGAGAGCGGCCATGAACTGGAACGACCAGAGGCAAAGAAGCGTCTACAGGTTGCGCTGACCGGCGGCGGCAGCGCGAGCGATCATCGCTGCGATTTGCGTTTGCGAGCGATTGAAGCTCGCGGCATCGGGCGTCGAGATATTGATCGTGATATGCTGACCGCTTCCGCCGGCAGCCGCGACGCCCAAGCGTCCATCGGAACCGCGCGTCAACGGCATGATCGCTTCGGGGCCGCGTTCGCCCGCAAGCCCCGTCGCGCCACCGGCAAGCGGAAATGAAATCGGGCTCGCAATCACGCCACCGCTAGCGAATGGTACCGGCGTTCCTTGTTGGATGACGCCGCCTCTCGCGAACGGTATCGCGCCGCTGACCAACCCCTGAAAGACCGAAGCAAGGCCGGTCGTCAGCGGCTGCAATGTGGCTTTCAATGCCAGGTTCGAAATGTTGAGCGCGAGAGATTTGAAAACGTCGCCGACGCTCTTGCCTTTGATCGCCAGATCGTCGAAGGCCGAGACGAGCTTGTTCGAGAATTGCGTTCCCAAGCGGCTCGTCGTGGCGAGGCTGGTTTCGAGATCGCTGGTATCGGCGGTGATCTTGACGTTCCACGTCTCGAATTGCTGCTCGTCGGTCAAGGGCATGGCGTGGAGCCTTTCAATCCGGATAGCGCTGCATCAGCGCGTCAAGGTCTTCGCGGGCGGGAGCGGCGTGTCGCCCGATCGCGCCGAACTTCCCGCGCAACGCGGCTTGCAGCTCGCGCGGCGTCAGCGACCAGAATACGAGCGGTGCGAGCCCGAGGACTCCAAGCCCGATCTCCATCACGGCATCCCAACGAAAGGGAGGCGCGTCTGGCCTTTGCTGTCCCCTCCGGTGTTCGTCTCATTGCCGAAAGTCGCCGTCAGCAGGCGCGCGACGATATCGACATAGCCCGCGGCTCCGCCGTCACACCGCATAGCCGCAACGTCGGCATCGCTGATTGCGTTTCCGCCACCTCGTAGACCCGCCGCAATAACACGCATGCAATCGCCCGCCGAGAGGCGGCCCTTCTCGAAACGCGACGCCAGCGCCAGCATATCGCTGTCTCCGAAGGCATCCTCCAGCTCGGCAAGCGCGCCGAGCGTCAGCACGAGTTTATAAGACGAACCGTCAAGCCACGCTTCGATCTCGCCGCGATGTCTATTGGCCATTTTTGGTGCCTTGGCTGGTTTGGATTCCGCTTTCCTTCGCGATGCCAGGATTCCCCTCCCCCTCGCGGGGAGGGTTAGGGGTGGTGGCAATCTGAGCGTGATTTGCGGAGGCAATCTTTCATGCGAAAGGATCAGCGACGGAGCCATGTTCTCTGCATCGCGCCTAGCACTTCACCCCACCCCCGCCCCTCCCCGTCAAGGGGAGGGGAGAAGTGGATCGCAGCTTGCCCGTACGATTACGACGCTGCCGCAAACGACAGTTCGCCCGCGCTTTCGAGCGAAATGTCGAATGTCATTTCGCCGTCGTGTCTGCCGCTGAATTCCAATGCTGTAATTTGGAAAGCGCCTTGCATCGTACCGAAATCCGGCACGATGATCTGCCAATCGCGGATTGTGCCGTTGAAGGCATAATCGCGGATCGTCGCGTCTGATGTTTCGTCCTTGAACACGCCCGAGCCGGTAATGCGCGCTGATTTCACACCGGCGCCGGTCAGCAACTCGCGCCATTGCCCCACGCTTTCCGTGTTGGTGATCTCGACCGTCTCCGCGCTGATCGATAAGCCGCGCGCACGAAGCCCGGCGACCGTGATGTAAACACCCTCGCCCGTCGTATCGACCTTCAGGAGAAGGTCCTTACCTTTCTGTGCTGACATGAGAATGGAACTCTTTTGTTTGGTGCCCGGGCGACTCGCCTCCGGCGAGCCGGCCGCCCGACACAGGGTTGGTGGATTCGATCTTCGCTTTTGTCATCCCGGGGAAGCCGCAGGCGCGGCGAGACCCGGGACTCAGTGTAACGATCGCTCATCGCGATCCTGGCTCCTGGCTCTCCGCTTCGCGTCGACAAGGATGACAATTATTTGATGGACGTCGCCCACGTTCCGTCATCCCGGCGACGGCCGGGATCCAGGCATGCCTCCGCATTCATATTTTGGCTCATTGTCCGGGTGCCGGCCTCCCGCCAGCATGACGAGATTAAGCGAGATTCCCCGTCGTTTATTCCACTTCCGTTACCGCGCGGAAGCGGGCAATGCCGTGGAAGGTTTCGCCGTCGTTGTCGCGGCGCGCTTCGGAATATTCATGACGAAGGTTGATGAGCCGATGGCCTGACAACGTCAGATCCTGATCGTGCAGCGCATCGCGCGCCGCAGAGATGACCGCTTCGGCTTCCTTGCGTCCACGTGCGCGCGACCAGACGTGCAAGGTGACGAGATGTTCGTAGCCTTCATCCGTTCCCGTCGACCAATCGCGCTCGCTCGATTGCCCGAAGGTTACGAACGGGAATTCGACTCGCGCTGGCGCGTCGTCGTAAATGCGCGGACCGCCGAGCGCGTCTAACGTCGCAGCATCGTGCGTGAGTTTGTTAAATATGGCTTGCTGAAGGGCGAAACCAGCACTCGACATCATTTGCCTCGCGTCGCTTGTGAATTACCGAATTCGCCCTTTCCACTCGCATCCGCCCCATTTGGGGAACGAGTTGCGGCGCCGCCGAGTTCCGCCTCGCGTTTCGCGATTGCACTACGCACAAGCGCAAGCGCTCGCGCCCGTGCCAACGACGTCGAGATGCCGCCTATACTCACATTCACATTCATAGATCACGCTCCTCCACCGGACATTTGAGCCAAGCCCCACGATCCTCGACGTCGATGGCGCCGAGGATATCGAACACGCGGGTTCCAAACCGGATGCGCATGTCGGGCTTCACGTCGGCCCGATAGCGGATCCAGATATCGTGCGTCGCCGTTCCGGCCATGCGGTCGAGGACAAAATCTTCTCTGACCGTGCGAGACCAGATCGCGGCCCAAACCTCGGCGACGGTCTGCCATTCTGTTGTCGAGCCGCCTGCGCCGTCGCTCGTACGATCCGGCGTTTCGATGACGATGCGGTGACGCAGGTCACCGGCTTTGACGGGCGCTTTCATAGGCGAATCGTGCGGAACGGATTGATAAGATCGCCAATAGCGTCGGGAATACGCGCACCCTCACCGCCGATCTCCTGAGGATCGCGATGCTCGTACCAATGTGCCGTCAGCATCAGGATCGCATGCTTCAATGGCGCCGGAACGCTGTCGGCATCATCACCAAAGCCGGCGCTCAAATCGATTTCAATTCCATTCGCTGGAGCGCCGGGCAACGGCGGCGTACAATTGTTCCAGACAAGCCGCGGCGGCCGCGATGCGATATCGACGAGGTAGTTCTGCTCCGGCACGACGGTGGCATTGCCGCTCGCATCTTTCACACGAACTTCGCGAACCGAACTGAGCGGTGCAAGAGGCAGATCGAGTTGCCGCGCATCCGGCCAGCAATCGAGCATCAATGTCCATGACTGCGTGATGAGCGCGAGCGACAGCGCTGTCTCGATATGAAGCCGCGATGTGAGAAGCAGGCTTCCGATCAAGACATCTTCGGCATCGCCGTCGATGCGCATATGCGCCTTAGCATCGGCGACCGTCACCGGCTCCGCCGCAGGCGGGCTCGTCATCACGAGGTGCATGAGAAAGGATTCCTGATTTTTGTGCCGGAGCACCGGTTGTCGAGCGCCGGCGATATGCGGGACCATCGCAGCACGATGGTCCCGCACGTATTCCGCGCAGGCGGGAGGGGGACCTGCGCGGGAACACGAGCAAACGTTTACCCTCGGCCAAGCGCGAGCGAGCGCATCGCGCAGGCTCCGCTGTTCAAGGATGACGGTATGAAGCGCTACTCCGCGAACTTCAGCAGCTTGATCGCGTCGAAGTCCTGCACGCCGCCGCCGACACGCTTCGTCGTATAGAAGAGCACGTAGGGCTTAGCGCTGTAAGGATCGCGCAGCACGCGGACGCCTGCACGGTCGACGATTAGATAACCGCGCGAGAAATCACCGAACGCAATCGCCATCGCGTTGGACGCAATATCCGGCATGTCTTCGCTTTCGGCGACCGGATAGCCCATCAGCGACGGCCACTCTCCCGGCGCGTTCGCCGGCTGCCACAAGTAATTGCCGTCGCCGTCCTTCAATTTGCGTACCGCAGAGACCGTTGCGCGGCTCATCATGAAGGTGCCGTTGGCGCGATACGGCGCCTTCGCGGCGTAGATGAGATCGAGCAGCTTGTCGCCCGGCGCCGTCGATACAAACGCGCCATCGGCGCCTGACGTCACGAAGCCGATTTTGCCCCAAGCCCACGATGCGTTCGCAACCGTGTCATAGGCGAGGAACCCTTTGGGTTTGTTCGAACCGTCTCCGCTAACGAATGCGGTGCCTTCCTGCTCGGCAAAAGCAACGCGGACCTCCTCCGCCAGCCATTCGTCGATGTTGACGATCGTGTCGTCAAGCAGCGTCTGCGACGCCGCGGGCATCGCATAGAGTTCCATCGTCGGAAATTGCAGGTTGGCAAGTGTAGGCGTGTCCGTCTGCGTGCGCGAAGCCGTTTCCGCAACCCAGCCCGAACCGACGCCCGTCGTTGCGAACGGCCGGTTATAGACCGAGCCTGATACCTGGCGGATGCTTGCGAGTGCGCGCATCGGAGAGATCGCTTTCAGCGCGCTGTTGACGGCAGCTTCTGTTTCGGCAGGCACGAGGTAGCCTCCATCGGCATTCGACCCGGCCGACAGAGCTTTTTCCTCGATGCGGGCCAAACGCGACGCATCTCCGCGACGGACGTAACCATCGAAGGCCGCCGTGTGCGCCAGCTGCGATGCGGACGTCGCGGTGTTGTCCGCGAGATGCGGGCGCGCCGCTTTCAGCGCGATGCTGTCGGAAACGCGTTTCGCGGAATCGAGTGTTTCTTCGATGCGCGCCAGCTTTTCGGCGACGAGCGCGTCGGTTGCGCCGCGGCTTTCGATCTCCGCGAGGCGCTGATCATTCGTTGCCTTGAATGCCTCGAAGGCTTCGAGAAATTCTTCGAAGGCGCGCGCGGTATCCCCGCCCGCCCCCTTCGTTTCGAGGGTGGTGATGTCGGTCATGTTATTTTCCAGTTTGATAAAAAGTCGAGATTGAAAGAACTTTCCCGCCTCCGTCACCCCGGCGCAGGCCGGGGCCTAGACAAGCATCAGTAAATGCGTTGCAGACCATTCGCGGCGAGCGTGCCGCGATGATTGCATTTCATTTTTTGTTGAGCTTTGAATGGATCCCGGCTGCGCCGGGATGACGATGGTGAGAGAGTTATGCTTGCATTATCAGCCGCGCCGCATCGCGAAAGCGCGAGGCAAGCACGGCATCTCCGCTAAAAGTCCTGCCCGCATCCCGCAGGGCCTTGAGACCAGGAAAGCCGGAACGGAGCACCGCTCTTGCTTCCATTCGCGTCAGCCCAGCATCCCGCGTGAGCCAGCGCTCGAATTCCCGCATCGTCGGAGAAGCGACCGCGAATGGCCGCGTCTTCACACTTTCGACGCGCGCGCCCGGCAGCATCGGAAAGGTGACGACAGAAATTTCCCAGAGATCGACTT